GAAATCATATACATCATCCGTGTGATTCCGTATGAGATCTATAGATCCCTCGTGCATCACCATAGCGGGATTATAATCCTCATCGTTCTCATACTTTTTGCCTGTTGTATCATACGCAGAAAGAGTAAACTCATTGTCCTCTGTGGGACGTAATATAATGTAGTATCTATCAGGGAGTAAAGACATTACTTCCATAGACTTTTCTATTTCATTAATATCACTCATTTCTTACACCAATCTGTTGGAATAGAACCTTCAGCCCACTGAAAGTTGTGACGCTCACACCAAGAAGCATAGGTTGTCTTGCTGCCCTTGTAAATCTTATTGTTTGCTCTGACGAACACAAAACGTATATCTTTGTCTGGATGTTGTTTCTTTACAAGTATCATCTTCACACGATCATCTTTTGTAAGGTGACCTTTCGCTTCGACATAAACATCACTATCCGGCAAATAAAAGTCAGGTGTATAGTTGCGCGGTTGAGGTATATATTGAAACTTTATTGTTTCATACTCAAACTTCACACCGTTTTTAGTCAATGTTCTGGCTAACCCCAATTCAAATTGAGATCTATATCCTGCTTTTTTCAAAACTCTATCCCCACTGATGCCATTCTCTTTAGTAGATAACTTGCCAGTTTTGGTGATAGTCTTTCTATATTGGTGAGTTCCGTTGTTAAAGGGTGCATAGGCACACATACATATCCCCCAGTGTGAGAAGTTCTACCTATCTTTTGTAATTCCAATTCTACAGTCTTGATATCTCGTGCTTCCGTTTCAGAGGTAAGAGATCCGTCCAAGCTGTAGTTTTCAACTAAGGTCAGTGGTAAACCGTTATCATTCAAACGTATTTGACATATACGTCTCTCTCCACCACTCTTCTTAGCTGACTCGACATATATATGATACAGGTTCTTATTCATCTGCATCAACTCCACATCGTAATTCTTTACAAAAAGAAAGGGCATTATAGTTCCTTTTTCTTCAAGGAAGAATACCACACTTGCGGTGGAAATTTTGCTTTGGATGTAACACGGTCATATAGAATAGCATCAGGCCAGCAATGATACCTATATCCACACATGGTGCACTCACGAGGAACTAATTTGTTCCCTGTTTGCATCTCTTCCCCGTTCTTTTTATATGTTTCAGCTACGGATTTGTATGGTTTGAAAGGTTTTAAATCGGGATTAGCAAGGAAACGTATCCGCTCCGCTGCATCCTTCAAATAGTATTCTTTATCATCCTGACACCAGTCAGGCACATCTACTACAGCAACCTGTCCGTTTGATTTGTTGACAACTATCCAACCACCAAAGGGTAGACCTGTTGCTTCAGAGTACAAGAACCCTTGCATAAGATAACCAAAGGGGTCATCTAACTTTAATTTTTCATAACCACCCAATCCTGTGAACTTATAATTAAAAGACCAGTCACTTGCTGACTTCACATCCCATACTTTGTCTACACCCATTTCATCTTTTATGATAACATCTAGGGTGCCTCTAACAAGTTGATCAGCTATAGTTAATTCAACAGAGCGTTGGTAATCTACAATCTCAACCCCTGCCTCTTTCATAATAGCCATAAGTATAGATTCAGTTAAGTCACCAAACATAAATCTAAACAGAGTATTGTATTCCATCTCTTCCTTGACACCTTGTTTGTCAAGAACCTGCTGGCATAAGGGACGACCCAAGCCAGACATGCGGACACGATAATCACCACGTTGAGTGCCAAGTTGCTTTATTGCAGATTCTTTGCACTCTTGTTGAAAGGCAGAAATAGTCTCAGGGGAGACGGTAGTTTCCCCCCTGAGAGCCTTCGACATGTAGTCCTGTATTTTAAGCAGCGTCAACATCAACAAAGTCCGCTGCAAGATCGATGTCATCGTCGTCAGCGATAAGCTTTACAGCTTCCCGATGTTGATTCATTACACTTTCGTTATGGCCTTTAACAGTGTCAACAAAAGTAGCCATGAGATCTTTATCTTCCTGAGATATATCTACCTCTCTTGCAAGAGTAGGCACAGGAGTCCAGAAAGTTACGCTACCATTCTTCTGACGGTGCGTGGATAAAAATACTTCACACTTTTGCATGAGTTTCTTCTGCTTTGCCAAACCATTAATAAAGTCACCAATAGGCTTGAATCCAGACCGCTTGAAGTAAGCAACGACTGGTTGATCAGAAATTGCTACAGCGTTACCTGATGCATCCTTAAAGTCACCACTTATCTTACCATAGATTACCTGATTACAAACGACAGCACGGGATGCAAGATATCTTGGGTCATCTTTATCCATAGCGTTTTCTTCATCACGAGTTAAGCGACCACACTTATTGCCACCAACTGTGTCGGGAAACATACCGGAGAAGGTTGGATTCTGGACAGACTTGGAAGCAAACGTTCCTGTCTCTTGATCCCACAAGCTGTATTCAAACATCCGTAAGATAAAACGAATTGTTACCGTTTCCGCGTAGATAAATCTACCGTCGAGATACATCTTCCACGAGCCACGAGGTAAGGTTTGACCATCCTCTGTCTCTGTATCATAATTAATATTCAAACGAGGCAAGCCAACTTGACGGTTTGTGTTACCGCCCTGTCCACTTGCTTCCATAAATGCTTCCATATCATCATTGTTAAATGCTGCTACGATTGCATCCATGCTATCTACATTTGCGATTTCTGTTCCTTGTTCCATACTTTTAATGCTCCTTTGCATTAGGGTTACAAAATGTATTCTACAGGCTTACTTCTTCCAAGTCAAGCCAATTCTTACCTATTTTTAATTCAATTCCAACGGGCATGTCATACTCCACACCATACCTGTTCAAAGTCTCTTCAGGTAATGATTGCATAGCGTAAGACAACAGGTTGATACAGCCCTCTTTTTCATCAGGGTGTACGTCCAACACAATAGAATCGTGCACTGTGTTGCATATTACAGACTTCATTTCTCTTGTCTTCATCATCCTGTTCAAACGAACGAGAGCAGCAGGTAATAGGTCTGCAGTGGCAAATCCCTGCACAGGGTAGTTACAGATAGCAGTACGGTTCGTTGCCGTTCCCCACTCTGTCCACCTCACACCGGGGAACGCATACTGTCTACCACTAGGCAGGGTAATCATCTTCTCTCTAACAGCCTCTTTCTGCAGTTCTTTATGCCATTCAGTAACGCCCTCATACTTATCCTTAAACGCTCTGTAATATCTTTGCTGCGATTCAGTTCCCGTGACACCACCATATAGGGGCTTGAAAGTATGGGCTTTTGCTTCTTGGCGTGAGCATCCGATAACACTTGCAGTATAGCTATGAACATCTGTACCATCCTCTACATCTTTATATGCCTGACTGTCTTTTGCAAGAAATCCAGCCACCCTAAACTCTAATTGCGAGTAATCCCCCTCAAGTATAAGCCCATCCTTGAAACGGCTCTCGACCACCTTCCGTATAGCGAAGGTATTTCCACGTGGCATATTTTGAAAGTTAGGATTGCGAGACGAAAGGCGACCCGTCGCCGTAATACACTGCATGAACTCTGGGTGGATGAAACTATCCTCGTCAACATTGTTTTTCATTCCCTCTACAAAGGTGTTCAAGTAAGTACGCAACGCACTGTATCTTGTGTATGCGGTTACAAACTCTCGTGCGTCACCAGACAAATCAGTCAACCTGTTTTCCAACGTGGATCTGTCTGTCTTGAATCCAGCCGATGCTGTATCCATTGGATCACGAGGTACAAGTTTGAACCCAGCAACCTCGCGGGTTGGCATATAGATCACCCCGGCACCCCCGCAGGGTTTACACACACGAAGTATCTTACTTGGTTTACCATTTTTATTGACAGGTCTGACCTTGCCAAAGCCAACACACCCGGCACACTGTGATCCACGTGTTTTATACACAACCTCTGTCATGTTCTTGACAGCAGACTTGAACTCCCCACGCTTCATACGAGTACGCATCTTAGGCTTCATTGTGTTGCCCCGCATCTCATGCCCCAAATTAAACACACGTGACCATGTCTTTTTATCCTTTACACGTCGTGAATAGAGCAACGTGCTCCTGTCATCAGGGCTAGACAAGTTTATGGGGGTATCCCCCACAGCATCACGTGCAAGCCGCTCTAGGTGAACCTCAAGCTCATCCATCTCCTGCTGATACTCTTGTCGTATCTGTTCTAGTGTGTCTAAGTTAATCTTTAAACCGTTCTGCTCCATACGAGCAAGAACGTCAGTCATCTCAAGCGACAACCTCAACGTTGGTAGTAAAATCCGATGCATTATATAGTTCCTCAAAGGTAGTGCCAAAGGCATCAAGCTGTTTAAGTGCAATCTCTTCAGTAGCAAGTACGTCAGCTATACCGTACTCTTCTACTATCTCCCACGGTATATCGTAGAAGGTCTTACCATCCTTGAGATACGGCGCGACAAGGTCTTTTTCCTTTTTGGTAACGTCATACTTTTCTGCAAGAGCAGCAAGTCCAAGAGGCCAACGTTGGGATTTGGAAAGAATGTATTCAGCCACCATCGTATCGTAGATCTCACCATCATAAACAAAACCACACTCCCGTATCCACGATAGATCAAACTTGATGTTTTGTCCCACAACAATGTCAGCACAGTCAAGTTCCTTTTGGAAAGTCTTGAAGGCGTTGACGTGAGGCTCTCTGTCTGCATGGTAGTAGCATTGATAGTGAACACTACACCCTAGCCACTTGTATCCAATAGAGACAAGACGATTACCAAAGTATGGTAAGGCAGTGGTGCTGCCATTTTCTTTCTCCACGTGGGTTGTTTCCACATCAAACGTTAGTATGTTCATCTTCGTCCCTCTGATTCTTGCTGTGTATAGCATGACAGTTAGCACAAAGCACCCTGCATTTGCGAACTTCTGCTATCAACTTCTTTAGATTACCCTTTTTCATGTTTGATATATCCATAATTTTATCTGCTTTATTAAGGTGATCAAACTCTAAAGCAACAGGATGCTCTTTGTATCCACAAATTTCACACCCCTTACTCATCTTATACAGGTCAAGCCACCTGCCACGAATATCCCTAAGTTTCTTGTTTCTGTTACGTCTTTTGACCACAGATACACAAAAAGAGGATGGTTTACGCCAGTCTTCCTTACCTTTATGATAGCCCCAGAACATGCGACCATCAGATTGTCTCAAGTCCCCACGCTTTGGCATCAGTAATAGATCCCCCGATCAATGTCTATCTGTCCGTGCACCATACCATGATATCCATTAAGTTTGTTTTTGGATATGCAGATGTGACGCGCAGTGTTTTCTATTTCACTCGACCCTGTCTTACCAATGCCTATGATTATGTCAGCCTCACCTGCTTTACCTGTGCGTGAATTATCCATCATCGAGTAATCAATCCACTGTCTGTCATGTGCTTCATAGTTTGCCTGACTCACAGCCCATACTAACACCTTGTTTCTTTTAGCTATTTCTCGTGCGTACACGTAGGTTTCTTTAAGCCGCTCATCACCACGATTGAACTCACCAGCAATACGAAATTTGTCAAGCTGATCACAGAACATAATGTCAGGTTTGTTAAGCTTGGCGTAATCGTCAACCTCTTCTACAGAAGTGCCAACAGAATCCATGATTGTAAGCAGAGGTGCTATCTCATCTGCATACTTTGCACACAGGGCAACACGATCATCTTCCATCTCTTTACGTGTCAAGCCAAAGTATGATTGTATCAAGCGAAGTTTAATCTTTGGTGCAGGTTCTTCATTTGCCCAGTATACAACCTTGAAGCCCTGCTTGATGTAAGATGCAGCAAGAAAACAACAGAAAGTTGTCTTGCCCGACTCTGGTCTTGCAAATAGTATACCCAAGTTACCTCTGTCCAGACCTGACACGTTTTCCGAAATCAGGTCATAAGCGAAAGGGAAGTCGGGTTCACCAGCCTCATTGTCCAACAGGGACTCAAGATCATCCTCTACCTTTGTGTAGGTAGTTTTGTCACTGATACGACCATCTTCTACAGTTTCTATCAGGCGGCGTAACTCCCCAAACTCGTCACTGTCACCTGTAAAAATGTCAATGGCTTTCTCACCTATCTGCCGCGCACGATCACGTAACCAGAAGTTGTGTACAAGATCCAAATGTAGTTCAAAGTTGTCAGCGTTACCAACGTCTAAGGATTGGATAGTCTCCTGCACCTTTCTTCGGGTAGCTTCTGGCATGGCAGGGTTACGATCATTGAACAAACTAATCAGTTCGTTTATCGTCAAGTCCTTTTCATACTTTGTGTGGGAGTATGTCAGCGTGTCAAATATGTCACGCATCTCTTTTTCAAACATGGTTCTGTCTATTATATTCTTCACGCGACCAAAGAAGTCGGCGTTGAGACAGAAACCTAGTATCTGTTTATCGATTGATATGGGACTGTATGAAGTCATCTCGTTCCTCGTTCGTCAGGTTTTTTAAATCACGGTCAAGCACCATCAATTTTGTAGGTACTTTTCTACAGAGTATCTTCACCATGTCAAGTGCTTTGTCAGTGGCATCTTTGTCAAGAGCCACAAAAATCTTCTGGTAATTAGACAGGTAAGGCAGGTGTGTGTCTAGTAAGTTTGTACCTAATAACGCTACACCTGTAGTGATGTTACTAATTGCACAAGCACTTGCTGCATCTTCTACAACTATAGCTTTGTCAGTTTGCCCACACTTAAATGGATATCCTGAATTAGAATACCTATACCACTTCGCTCCTTTTCCATCCAATGATCTACCTACCGCATCAACTACCTTGCCCTCATGTTTGACTAAATAAACAACACGATTCGACTTGAAATCGTACCGTATATCTGCACGACCTGACAAATACGCATCGTATGCATGTACAGATCTTACATAAAGTTCGGCATCCAAGTTACGGGAAATACTAACAAATGTGTTTGGCAACTCGTAAGTGTTACTAGTACGGGGAACAGGCACATCTGCCTGTGACCGTTTGAATGCCAAGTTTGCATGGTCACGGGACAATGTCAGTCCTGTTTTACCCGACACATTGCAGTCTGCATGAAAGCAGAACCACAGTCTTTGCATACCTTCATCTGTCACGCTGAATGTATTGGATCTACCACAAACAGGACAATCAGATCGATAGCGTCCCATTGGCTGGATGTCCAGCGATTCAACATAACCTTTTAGCCAGTTCGGTGATTTCATGTCAGCCGTTGTAATCTGTATGGCAAACCTTGTCAACAGCATTTTTATTGTTGACAGGACTTGACAGGCTGTGTTACCTAATATGTAACCTACCCTATGGGGATAACCTATTATGAAAATTATTAATAAAATTAACCCTGTAGCTAAACTATTAGGGGACAAGAAGTATAGTAAACAGGTTATCCCAAACAAGAAGAAAAAGAAATTGGATAAACTATCTGAAAAGGAAGTGCGGGATGCCAAGACCACCAAAGATTCTTGAACCCACAAAAACGTATAATCTATTGTTGAAAGAATCACAATACGACAAGTTAGCTATTGCTGCTGATCAGATTTC